TTGTTATTGCAAAATGCTGTATCAGAATTTATTATTAATCAGGAAGTGAGGGGTAACAGTGAGAATACTATTGAATATTATACGCTTGATTTAGGCTATTTTGTGGATTTTATGGGAATTGACAAAGATTTATGTAAAATTACCCTTACGGACTTACACGGCTATTATATGCACATTAAAGAGCGTAAAATAACAAAGGTATCTATACAATCATATATTCGTGCGGTTCGTACGTTCTTGAATTGGTGCTATTCAGAGGGGTATATATCCGAAAAGCTGACAGAGCGTTTCAAACTTCCTCGCTCGGATCTGAAAATATTTGATGTGCTTGATGATTATGAAATACAAAAATTGTTATCATGCTTTGATTTAAGTACTGTTTTAGGTGTGCGGAATTGGTGCATTTGTGCGTTGATGTTGGATAGTGGACTTCGTAAAAGTGAAGTAGTCCGAGCGACATTTTGTCGTTTTAGAGCCACTGATTTTTTGATTATTAACGGAAAGGGAAATCGTCAAAGACGTGTCCCCTTGGGGCTTTTAACCCGTAAGTACCTTGCCAAATATGACACCCTGATTAATAATCAGGGAAGAAAGAGTTTATTTTTAAAAAATGATGGTTCGCCGTTAACTGCAAATACAATAAAAATGTTGTTTCAAAGGCTTAAAAATGATACTGGAATGGAACGTTTACACCCTCATTTACTGCGTCATACCTTTGCAACTAGGTTTATTGAGAATGGCGGGGACGTGTTTACACTGCAACAAATTTTAGGGCATACTACTCTTGATATGTCCAAAAAATATACTCATTTAGGCAATAAAAATACTTTTGATAAATTCAGGGCATTTTCGCCACTTGATAACATGAAAAAACCGCCATAAATACTGGCGGTTTATCTATTTTGGTACACCATTGGAGGCTCGAACTCCAGACACCCTGATTAAGAGTTTGTTACTCTTTTTTCTCCTGGAGCTGCTGATTGAAATGTAACACATAAAAATTAAGCTGCTGCGTTCCTGGTTAACGCTGCAGCTGCATAAGTGTGTTACTTTTTTTTTGATATCTTTATAAGTTGTTTAAAATTTTTTTCATTTCATAGTATTTCTTTAGCATATAAATTAGTTGTTTACTTCTGTCTCTTTGTTCTAATTTTGCTTCATTGTCAATTTTCTCTAGTAATTCTTCGTCGATTTTTAACGAAATTTGTTTAATCTCCATAATCTTATATCTCCTTTTTTGTATATTATATAGAATTATTTAATGTTTGTCAATAATACGTTGTATTACTATTGACTTTTTTGTAATACTGTGATATTATGGTATTGTAATACGTAGTATTATAAAATAATATTATATGATTAGGAGTTGAAAATTATGGCTCTTTTTGTGAGTTCTTTTGAAAAAGATGGTTTAAATGAATATTTGCAGAAATGTGAAATTGAATTTATTGCTCGTCATGGTGGTGGTGTTATTCCAATGGTTGCTCTTTGTGGCTTTAAGAATGATAAAATTGTTGATTATTTAAAGTTATTGGGTTTTAAAGTAAAAAAGTATTTTACTGCTGATAGTGAATGGGTTTTATTAACTAATGGTATAAATGTATGTCTGGATGATGGTTTTTGTATTGATTGATAGTGTAAATGCCGAAAGGCTTTATATAAATAAAAAATTTTATGAAAGAAGGTTTATGCGTTATGGTTGAAAAAGGAAAGATTTACGCACTACGCACGTTTGCAAGTAAGGATAAGACAAAGCAGTATTTTACAGCTGAATGTCTTATATCAGCACCTCAAACAACTGATAATTTCAGTGGTTTGAATCAGGTCACTATTTTTATGGAACAAGAACAATATTCCAATGTGAAAGTAGCTTTTAAACCCGGTCAGCTTTTGGAAGTTGATTTAAGTGTTGTTCTCATGGGTAATCGTGTCCAATATTCGGTTGCTTAGTTGTTAATAAGCTTTTAAGCTTTTTAATAAAAATAAAAAAGGAAGTGAAAGGAAGTGGAACCAACTGTTATGAGTACAATTATTACGGCGGTGTCTGACGTAACTGGTTTAGTGTCAACTGTGTTTACACTTATGACTGGTAATCCTCTTTGTTTGTTCTTCTTGGCTGCTAGCCTTGTTCCTGTTGGGTTTGGTATATTCAAAATGGCTAGAAAATCAGCTGGAGGCAGTAGACATTAATTTTCCCCATGCTAAAGGGCGGGCGGTTATCGCTCGCTCTTTAATTTTATTTTGAAAGGGTGAATTTTTTGAAAAGGTTAATATTAATATTTTTGTTTATAATATCAATTTCCTTTTGTAGTTTTAATGTATTAGCAGCCGAGGACACAACTCTTCCGGCTGAAGCAAGTGGTAAAGATGCTTTTATGTATTCAATTAATGGTTTGCAACAAATATGTTATGTATTTAGTGATTCTTGTAAAAAGTACGTTTATTATTATAATAGTGGTTATAAATTAACTTTTGAAACTGCTTGTTTTATGACAGAATATAGACGTACAAGAAATAGTGTTGATATTGATTATGGCGCATGGTCCGCTACTAGTAATGTATTTAATTTTAATACACATAATTCTGTATATACTACTTTGTATGGAGTTCTTGATGTTAATTCTAATATTAATAATTGGTTGGTTCAATCATTTAATTTATATAGTATGGATTCAACTATATATCGTAATATGACTGGAGGTAAAAAATCTACATCTAATCTTAGTATTTTATTACCTCGTGACGGTTTTAAACAAAGTCAAATAAATGCTGTAACTATGTATATTAGTGTATCTGATATTCCTGTGTTAGGTGATAATCTAGGGCAAATTCAAGTAACTGGATATAGAGAAGATAGGGAACATGAAGTAGAATGGCTTGATACGAATAAAACGGATAATGATACATATTTTTCAGCAACATTAAAGGTTTCAGGTGCGGTTGAATTTAATCAAGATATTGAACTTGTCGTTACTATGACAGATTATTTAAGTAATATATATACTGATTCTATTCATGTGTATTGTTATGAAAATTTTGTTGACGCTAATGGTGATGGTTTAGATGATAGAACGGGTCAAGATATGTGGGGCGGTTCTACTGATTATGGTGTGCCGAATGCAAATGGATTTCCGAGCGGTTCTTTAAACCCTATTGATTATTTGGTATGGTTTGGAAATCAGTTTTCTAACATGCTTACTTCAATAAGTAATATGTTTAAATCATTTACTGGATTCGGCAAGCAATTTATGGAATTCTTCGGTTCTATATTTAGTTTTTTACCGCCTGAATTTAATGCTTTGATATTTTTGGGTATGTGTGTTGTAGTATTATTACGCATTATTAGGCGGTGACTATATGATTTTAAATGCTTTTAAAACTATAATGACGGCTTGTTTCGGTATATTAAATAATAGCATTACTATTGATAATTTTACATTTTCATTATGGCATGTATTGCTTATTAGTATTTTGATAGTTGTCATAGTTAATCTTGTTGGGGGTATGCTTGAATGAAAAAAACATTGTTTGTATTTATCTTTATGATAATTTTGAATACTGTAAATATATATGCTTATGTGCTGCCTATTAAATTACCTGAAAATCATAGCGATAATTATTTATTGTTTCGTACTAATTATACACAATCTAGTTCTAATAGATGGGTTTATATTGACATGCCGTCTTATGCTGATGATAAAAAAATAGTTTATGATGCGCAAAATGGTACAATGTCTATTAATGTTCAGTTAGATTGTTATTATTATGATTATTATGATTCAAATTGGACGTTTGCTTATTATTCAGATTCTTTGTATGTTGATTCATTAGATATTTATTCTATATTTTGTACTATGAATATATATGATACTGCTGATGTTATAATATGTCAACCTAGATTATTTACAGAATCGGACTACACTATATTTAATAAAAAGCTAAAATATTACAATGTTACGGAAACATTGTTGTTGTTTATATTTATTTTGTTATTTCTTAATTTGATTAAATCATTATTTTATGCCAAAGGGGGTTTTGTTCGGTGAGTATTGTTGATTCTATTTTAAATATTTTTGTTGGTAATATTGCAACACTACCTACAACTTTACCTGATTTAATATTATATCTTATTCGCATTATTGTAGGTATTGGAATATTTTTATGGTGTTTTGGTCTTATAAAAGAATGGTGTATTAATATATTCGGTGGGCGGTGGGTACGTTGATTATAATTAAAATATTGCTTAAGTCGCCCCATTTTATGTATTTGGTTACTAAAGATTTATTTCACTACTGGAGATTGAAATTATATCTTGAATTTTACGGCTGGGGACTTCATTTGTACGTTGGTAGGTTTGGGCAGGGTAAAACTATAGCAATGGTTCGTGATGCCTATTTAAAAGCTTGTCGGTATCCGCAATTGAATATTGTAACAAATTTAAAACTTATGAATTTTCCGGAAAATACAAATGTATTGCCTTTGCGCTGCCCAGAGGATATATTAAACGCACCTGAGAACACATTGGTGCTGATTGATGAAATAGGTACGATATTTAATTCAAGGGATTTTAGTAAAAAGGGTGGTTTACCTAAAATATTATTTCAACATATATGTCAGTGCCGGAAACGTAAGTTGCAGATTCTTGCAACAACTCAATGTTGGAATTTTTTAGATAAGCAATTAAGGGATATAACCGCATATGTTATAACTTGCAGTTCGTATTTTAATCATCCATTTAGCAGAATGACGGCGACTAGGACATACGATAAAATAGATTATGATATTGCATACGAAAACCCTTTAATTCCTTGTAAACCTGTTGATACTGATGTATTTGTGCAGACTGATGAAATAAGAGCATTATATGACACTGCGGAGCTTATACAAAGTATGCTTGAATCTGAATATATTTCTGATGAAGAAATACTTGTTAATCAGGGTGTAATTACAAAGTCATATGTAGAATTTGATAAAAAAACTACGAAAAAAATTAAAAAAATTATTTAGGAGGATTCGATATGTTATTAAGGTATTTTATATTAATTATTTTAATGTTATTTTTTGGCGGTCTGCTTGGTGAAACACAGCGACAAATTACTATTAAAAAAAAGTATAAGCTTATTGAGCGGAATAAATGGTGGAAAATCGAAGAAATTGTTGAGGAATATATAACTAAAAATCCATATGATGATATGGCAATTAATATATTTAAAGATTTAAAGTAAATGTAGGTGATTATATATGAATGGTACTTTGTTTGATGTTGTTAAATGGTTCTTATGTTAATAAAAATGATGTTCGGATAAAAAATAAAAAAAATAGAAAGAAGAATAAAAAGTGAATATATTTATTAGAATGTTGTTATTTGTTGCTTTAGGTGGTATTATTGAAAGTTTTATTATATTACCTATGTATGGAATGTATTTAAATAAACATTGTAAAAAAGAGTGTTTGAATTGTCAACATTGGGAATGTGATAAATGGCATAGCATTGAAAATATAAATAATCGAAAAAATAGGGGGTTGTGATATGGATGGTATAACATTTATATTGTTTATTATTTTATTGTTAATATGCGGTTATTTGGGTGGTATATCTAAAGAGAATAAGATTAAAAGAGAATATAAATTAATTAAGCATGATGATTGGTGTAGAATTAAAGAAATATTTGAAAATTATTTAAGAAATGAATATTGCGATAGAGAATTGCAAGATATATATAGACGAACAAATACAAATTTAAAAAATAAATAGTGGGTGCGGTCGTGCTTTAGCACACCGCCCCACTTAAAATTAAAGTGAGGTTTTATTTATGTTATTAGCATTACCTAAAGAAATGAATCTAGTTATATTAACAAATTCAGATATTACAAATATTGCTGAATTATGCTGGACTGCTCAGCTTGATGAAAATAGATTTACTAAGGAAAAAGAAGAGTATAAACAAATTCTTATTAAGCTTAGACAAATATCAATGTAACACAAATTAAAAAGCCGGCGCCGGTTTTCTCCAGGAGTAATGTGTTACAAAATAAATCAGGAAAATGTAACACATGATTTCGGCGCTGCCTTTCCGATCGGATCCGCTGCAGCTGATAAAGTGTGTTACAAAATTAAAGAAAAGAGGTTTTAAAAATGGCTAAAAATAATATTAGGTCTTTTAGATATTCCGATGATGTAGAAAAAATTCTTGAAAGTTTCAGCGGTAATTCGCTTAATGAAAAATTTGAAAATCTTGTTACATATTGTTATCAATCTATTCCAAAAGTAGAACGTCAAAAAAAATATCTTGAAAATGAAATTAAAAGCCTTGAAAAGAAACGTAATGAATTATATGACACTACTCGCCAGCTTGCCGTTGAAGTTAGTAAAATGAAGTGTATTAAAGATGAACTTTATACGATAGATAATCAGTGTTGTGATATTGTTAAGCGTTTAGATAAAATATGTAACACAATCCCAGGAGCTGCAGCGGTGCATCCGGATTCCTGAAGGAAAAATATTGTGTTACAAAATAGGCTTTAATCTCTGTTTTGGATTTTGCTCAAGGGCAAAAAATAAATATACGGCTTTATTTTTTAGCTAAAAAATTTTTATCGAATATAAATAAAAAATTTTTACGGCACTTGACAAAATGTAACCATTAAGATAATTAACTCCACGGGGTTTCCATAACCGCAGTTAGGGAAATCCCCTTAATTAATAAAAATCGTATCCTATACGCTATAAAATATTATTGTTGTTCATGCTTGCCCCATGCATGGGGCAAGTATTGGCTTGTTATGGCTTATGCTATACCATTTAAAGGCAAACATACTATAAGATATTATTGTTTCCTATGATTGCCCCCTGTATGGGGCAATTATATAATTGTTATGGCTTAGAGGACTTATTATATCCCTCCGCAGAGGATTCCTTCGCAAGGGTTATTTATTAAAAATCTCCTCGCAAGGACGTTGTTAAATAATGGTAAAAGTTCGCTCTTGTTTTCGTAACCCCCTATAGTAACAACGGGGGTACAAATTACAAAGTAGTGCATTAGAGATTAAAAAAACGTAAAAATATAGTACTTGTAAAAATACAAAATAAAAGGTGATATCTATATAAATAACCTCCTCAGAGCGTGACCCCCCCCCATATCGGCGGCGCATGTTCCTCACATTAAAGACAGAAATATTTATTATAAAATATTATATTTAAAGGCAAATGCTAATTTATTTTGGTGACTTCACAGGGATAACCTAATATATACGGTTATTAGGTGTATCCCTGGGGGGTCACGCGCCGCCGATATGGGGGGGATTCTCGCGCGGTGCGCGGCGTGCGTGAGCAATTATTTCCCTCCGCTGAGGATTAAATACTAAAGAGAAGGTGACAGTTTGGAAAATGTGACATTTTTAGTCGATTGGCTAACCTTTTCAGCAAAGGGTTTTTTTGAAGGTGAATTTTTAGATAAATTCAAAGATGAATATATAGAAAAAGTATATAAGGGTGAAAATGAAACCGCTGAGTTTTTAGAACATAATCTTGAAAAGAAGATATTAGTATTTATCCGTGAGGTTTTAAAGATTGATAATATTACAGATTGGCGGTCATGTAAAGGTATGTATGGGTATCACTATGGCTTGCAATTGGGTGATATTCGTGTATGGTATGGCGGTAATGTAATTAGTCCTGTTTGTGTTAGTATGTCCGGCGGTGGTTGCAGAACTTTTGAAAGTATAAGTAAATGGGATTGGGTTGAGTTTTTAGATTTTCTTGTAACCAAAAAAGAATCAGGTTATTGTAATATTACTAGGGTTGATATTGCTTGTGATGAAATGTATGGTTATTTAGATATGGACGAAATAATGCAATATACAAGGCAAAAAAAATATATACGAAAACTAAGACGTTTTAAAATTGAAGAAACTGACAAAGGTAAAAGCGTTACATTTGGTAGTCCTAAGTCGGAGTTGTTAATTCGTATTTATGATAAGGCTGCAGAACGTGGTTATGATTATCACTGGATAAGGACGGAAATGTCTTTTAGTGATGAAAGAGCGTATGATATGTGCAGAACTATTTTAGAACAGGGTGACGTTGGTAAATGTTTTGCTGGTGTGCTTTTTAATTATTTAAGATTTATTGAAGATGTTGAAGATAACACTAATATTACACGTTGTGAGATTGCCCCATGGTGGCAAGAGTTCGTCGGACAAACTGAAAAAATGCGTATATTTAAACGTGTTGGAATTGAATATAACTTATCAAGAGTAGAAAATTATTTAGTTCATCAGGTCGCACCTACTTTGCTTACATATTGTAAATGCAAGGGAAATGATATCATGCCAATACTTGATATTTTAAAAGATATTGAAAAAAGACTTAATCAAAAGCAGCTTGATTTAATTAAAAAGTATGAACTAAGTGGGAAAAAATTCGACATGGAGTTTATAAGGGATAATTATGTTAGTGATGTTATGGACGATATTAAAGATAATATTACTGGATTTAAACGTGTATCTAATTTAGAAATGAATGGAGTGTTTGATAAATTATGACTTTTAAATTAAAAAATATTTACGGCAAAGTTGTTGCTCAAGTTGATAAACGGAATTATCGGCAAGCGGTCGAATATTTTGAGTTGAATTATGATTCTGGTGGAGCGTTTCTTATTTCATGGGATAATAAAGTAAAAGCGGTTGTTCTTAATGAATATATGACTTTAAAATTAGATGTGTAGGGGTTGAATTTGTTTTGTTATTACAAAATGCTGTATCTGAATTTATTATAAATCAGGAGGTGAGGGGGAATAGTGAAAAGACTATTGAGTATTATACACTTGATTTAGGCTATTTTGTGGATTTCTTGGGTATTGACAAAGATTTATGTAAAATTACCCTTACAGACTTACACGGCTATTATATGCATCTTAAAGAGCGTAAAATCAAAAGGGTATCAATTCAGTCATATATTCGTGCGGTTCGTACATTCTTGAATTGGTGCTACTCGGAGGGGTATATATCCGAAAAGCTGACAGAGCGTTTTATCCTTCCCAGAGCCGATATGAAAATATTTGACGTGCTGAACGATTATGAAATACATAAATTGTTTTCAAGTTTTGATTTATGTACTGCTTTAGGTGTTCGCAATTGGTGCATTTGTGCGTTGATGTTGGATAGTGGACTTCGTAAAAGTGAAGTAGTCCGAGCGACATTTTGTCGTTTTAGAGCCACTGATTTTTTGATTATTAACGGAAAGGGAAATCGTCAAAGACGTGTCCCCTTGGGGCTTTTAACCCGTAAGTACCTTGCCAAATATGACACCCTGATTAATAATCAGGGAAGAAAGAGTTTATTTTTAAAAAATGATGGTTCGCCGTTAACTGCAAATACAATAAAAATGTTGTTTCAAAGGCTTAAAAATGATACTGGAATGGAACGTTTACACCCTCATTTACTGCGTCATACCTTTGCAACTAGGTTTATTGAGAATGGCGGGGACGTGTTTACACTGCAACAAATTTTAGGGCATACTACTCTTGATATGTCCAAAAAATATACTCATTTAGGCAATAAAAATACTTTTGATAAATTCAGGGCATTTTCGCCACTTGATAACATGAAAAAACCGCCATAAATACTGGCGGTTTATCTATTTTGGTACACCATTGGAGGCTCGAACTCCAGACACCCTGATTAAGAGT